CAGTGGATGATTAACCTGCGTGCCAGCGTCCGCCCTGTCGTGACGTACATTTTCGTGCTGGAGTTGGTCGCGCTGAACATTGCCGGGGTGTGGTACGCATGGCATCAAGGGGTGCCGTTTGCGGCTGCGATGGCCGAAGTGTTTTCGGATGACGAAATGCTGATCCTAAGCAGCATTATTGCGTTTTGGTTTGGTACGCAGGCTTTTGGCAAGAAATGATTCACTTGTACATCGTTCTTATATGGGCGCTTGTAACCGGGAACGAGTCAAACATCGATGAGGCAGATTGGCAGTGAAAGTCAGCGCCGCAGCCATCGACATGATCAAGCACCACGAAGGGGTGAGGACTAAGCCTTACCGTTGTCCGGCGCTGTTGTGGACGGTGGGGTGCGGACATGTGATTGATCCGACCCATGCGGCGGTGAAGTATGAGGAGCGCAAGAGTCTACCGGTACCCGCAGGCTGGGATCGCGCCCTCACGATGGACGAAGTGGATCGGATTCTTTCTCAAGACCTTGGTCGGTTTGAGCGTGGTGTGGTTCGACTTTGCCCTGCTGCTGTTGGTCGTCAGGGAGTCTTCGATTCTCTCGTCAGTTTTGCCTTCAACGTGGGTCTTGGCAATCTCCAGCGTTCTTCCCTTCGGATGAAGACCAACCGGGGTGATTTTGAAGAAGCGGCAGAAGAATTCATGAAGTGGACGAAGGCGGCTGGAAAAGTCCTTCCGGGATTGGTTAAACGTAGGCAAGATGAGCGTGCGTTGTATTTGTCTGGAGTGTCGTGATGCCATTACAGAAGTTACAACTTCGCCCCGGCGTTAATAGAGAAACGACCGATTATGCCGATGAAGGCGGGTTCTTCATTTCTGAAAAGGTCCGCTTCCGTGGTGGGTTCCCCCAGAAGATCGGCGGATGGCAGAACATCACATCGAATGGCAACACCTTCGATGGGGTGTGCCGGTACATGTGGAACTACGTCACCCTGCTTTCGCAGAACCTGCTGGCGCTTGCCACTAACCAGAAACTCTATGTCGAACTAGGTGGCACCTATCACGACATCACTCCAATTAGAGAGACTGTCACCCTTGGCGCAGACCCGATTGCCACTACCAATGGTAGCCGTCTAGTTACCATCACCGAAACAGCGCACGGAATTACTGTCGGAACTTACATCAGCATTTCAGGTGCCACTGCGGTAGGTGGTATCACACTCTCTGGCGAATACGAGATCGTGGGTGTTCCGTCAGACGATACATACACCATCATTGCCGCATCAGCAGCCAATGCGACGGCAACAGGTGGTGGCGCTGCGGTTGTAGTGACGTACTACATCAATGCCGGTCCTGCGGTAGCCACCTCGGCCATTGGCTGGGGCAGCGGCCCATGGGGATTTGGTGGATGGGGTTCCAGCACTCCGATTGGTTTGCCGATGCGGCTCTGGTCCATCGTCAACTATGGTGATGATCTGATCTTTGCGGAACGAGATGGTGGTATTTACTACTGGACTGACGACACGTCTTCATGGTCTCGCGCAGTCACGCTCAAAGCGAAGATCAACTCAGTTCCGAAGGTTGCCACGACAGCCACCTTTGCTTCAGGTGTAACGACCATTGTGGTTGCGGATGCAACAGGCATTAACACCGGCTCTGTCATCGCCGGTAGCGGTATTCCGACAGGAGCCTATGTCACCACCGCATGGACTGGGACAACGTCCCTGACGCTCTCTGCGGCAACCACAGGGTCTGGAACGGTATCGGTGACGGCATCGTATTCGGGTCTTCAGGCACCTGATGAAACCTTGGTCATCAACTCATCCCCTGTTCGGGACTTCTTCATTTGCTTTGGATCGAAGCCTTACAATCCATTGGATTTTGGTACGACATTCGATCCACTTTTGATTCGTTGGTCAGACCAAGAGAATCCCTATGAATGGGTTCCGGAACTCACCAATCAGGCAGGCGAACAGCGGATTACCAACGGCTCCATGATCATGACGGCAGTTTCAACCCGTCAGGAGATCGTGGTTCTGACGGACACAGCCATCTACTCCATGCAGTACATTGGCCCGCCGTTTGTGTGGGGCATCAACCTTCTTGACCAAGACATCTCTGTTGCATCCCAGAACTCTGTTATCGCGGTCAACAACGCGGTCTATTGGATGGGAACCGACAAGTTCTTCGTCTACAACGGACGTGTTGACACACTCCCCTGTAGCCTGCGCCAGCATGTCTTTTCAGGTTTAAACAGGTCTCAGATCTCGCAGGTGATGTGTGGAATCAATGAGGCTTACAGCGAAATCTGGTGGTTCTACCCCGGAACCGACAGTCAGGTGAATAACCTCTATGTCGCGTTCAATTATCAAGATGGCACTTGGCACTACGGAAGTTTAAACAGAACAGCATTTGTTCAGCAGACTCTCCGCGACTACCCGATGCTGGCAATCAGCATCCAAGAGTCTTATCTGTCCGCAGACATCAACTCGACCGATACATCGATCACGCTACTCAATGCATCGTCATTCCCAAACACCGGGACGGTTGTCATTGATAGTGAAGAGATCACCTACACTGGAGTTAGCGGTAATGCTCTGACCGGCTGCGTGAGAGGCGCGAATACCACCACTGCGGCCTCGCATACGGCATATTCGTCTGTGACCATGAATGCCCCCAATCAGGTAGCGTTCCATGAAGTCGGCTGGGACGATGTCTCGACGGGCGTGGCGCAGCCAATTACGGCGTTCATCCAGACTGCGGACTTCGATATTGGGGATGGAGACCAGTTTAGTTTTGTCTCCAGAATCATCCCTGACGTGAAGTTCTTGGGTTCCAGCACCAACACCCCTGCGGTCACGCTCAGTCTTTACCCGCATAACTACCCCGGCGCTTTGTACGGAACTGCGGACGTAGATACTGTGCAGGCAACATCTGTTGTTCCTGTACAACAATATACCGAGCAGGTCTATACCCGCATCAGGGGTAGGCAGTTAGCCCTCCGTGTGACCTCATCTGACCTTGGCGTGGCATGGCAGATGGGTGCGATGCGTTTAGACATTAGACCAGATGGAAGACGCTAATGGGAGTCATTTCTAATGTCGCCCCGCCGAACTTGCCGATTGCTCCACAGGAGTATGAAAGGCGCTATCAGGATCAGTTTTCGAACGTCTTGAGGCTGTTCTTTAACTCAGTTGCCAATAAGGTCAACGCACCAACCCCTCATGCTTCGTATTACGACACCACGACCCAGACCAATCCGGTAGCGGATACGGTCAATCTGTTCACTTTCAACAGTGTAGTCAGTGAGTTTCAAGTTCAGAGAGGCATTCCTACTTCCAAGATCTACATAGCAGATTCCGGGGTCTACAATTTTCAATTCTCTGCTCAGTTAGACAAGACCGGCGGAAGCGCCAGTGCTGTCTTCATTTGGCCAAGAATAAACGGAGTCAATGTTTCTTACTCAGCCACCAAGATTGTTATCGATGGACCGAACTCAGAAATCGTTCCTTCGTGGAACTTCCTATTGCCATTAGTAGGCGGCGATTACTTCGAATTGGCATGGCAGTCTTCGGATACCAATGTGGTCATCCTGCAAGAAGCCGCATCCGGGAACATTCCAGAAATTCCATCCATCATCTTGACCGTTGAATGGATCTCTAACTACGAATCAGGCTCTGTATGATGACCTGTGACCTATTGATCTCATTGAAATTTAAACGCCGTTCCACCAGAATCCATGGAGCCGTGGCTCCACGCAACCCTAGGAGTTGCCATGTATAACGCCCCATACCAAGGAGTCGCGAACCAACTTGCCGGATACGGCAGATACGGCGACTCGCAACTTGTACACATGAACCCGATTGAGGTTCAGATGCTGTCCCGTCTGTCACCGACCGGGCAGTTGACCCGGAACCCCCAGACCGGCCAGCCAGAAGCCTTCCTGCCCTTCCTTGCCCCTTTGTTGGGGTCTTTCCTTGGATCATCCCTGCTGACTGGCGCAGGTGCTGGTGTCCTTGGCGCAGCCGGATTGAGTTCCGCCGCAGCCGGTGCGGTTGGATCAGGTCTCGCAACCGCCGCCGTCACGGGCGATCTGGAGCAGGGCATTCTCTCAGGCATCACCGGATTCGGACTGGGTCAGGCGTTTGGCGCAGCAGGTGATGCGCTGTCGAAAGCCGGTGCAGATACCGCCACCCAAGCCGCGACCCAAGGCGTCACTGATGCGGCTACAACCTTCAGCCCCGGCGCTGCTGCTTCAACCATGAACCCGCTGGCAGCAGATGCAACCCTTCAGTCTGCTATTCAAAACACACCAACATCGTTTGCTCCGGGCGTGGCTGGCGCACAGATGGCAGCGGCTCCTGATTTTGCAGGCGTTACAGCGTCCCCCGGAGTTACGCCGACACCTGATCTCACTGCAACTCAGCGATTGTCTGCCCCATTCCAGCAGCCGGGCGCATTCCTTAACCAACTTTCGTCCCCCAGTTCGTTCCTTCCCATGTATGTGGGAGAGACTGGACGCATGGCTCGCGAGATGGAGTTGTCTGGGCAGGGCAGCGCCCGTGCTTACGAAGAGGAACAGGAAAAGGAACGAGCGCGTATTCGCGGTCAGATGGGCGATGTCTTCAACGCAGTTCGCGGCGCTTACCCCGGTGTCGGCTACTCTCGCGGCGGTATCGTAGAGCGGTACTTCGACGGCGGTGACATTGAGAGTCAGGTCCGCGAGGCCATGAACCGTTCGGCTTTTGCCGATATCCCTGCCGCAAAGGACATCCAACTTTCGCTTCGCGGTCAGTATGCATTGACCCCTCCGAAGGCAAGTTATTCTGCATTGGATGTGGGCGGCGAAGGGTACATGCCGGGTGTGGCCTCTGAGTTTAAATACTTCACCGATATCGATCCCAACAAGCCACCTCCGGAAACAACCACAGGTCCAGACGCTGGTGTTGCTCCGGGCAGCGGCGCACCGGGAACTGGCCCCGGCCCCGTTGCAGGCGGTGGGTTCAACCTAGAAGACTTCCTGTCGGGATTTGGTGGATATCAGCGGTTCTTCGGTGGAGCAAAGCCTCCTGAGCGGGGAATGGTTGCCAAGCCGGAAATGCCGGAGCCTGTCGAAGATGATGTAATGCCGGGGATTATCGAAGACGATCTTAGGATTGATCGTCGCATCGGAGAAGAACCGATGTACGCAGGCGGAACCAAGGACTTCGATGAGTCAATTGGTCAGTATATCGGCACAGGCGCGTTAGACGATTTCATCAATGCAAACTTGGGGCAGAACGCCCAGCCGACCACTCCTGCTGCGCCTATTCCCGACGCCCCAGCCCCTGAGAGCATTGAGGATATCCTTGGGCAGTTCCGTAGGATCTCTGAGCCTGCTCCGCAGACCTTTGCCCCCCCTACGGCAGAGTTCTTAGAGCAGTACTTGCCAACCGCTCCTGAGGTTCCGCAGGCACCTCGACGTGAGGAGATCATGCGTGCTGCTGTTGAGCCGCAGTCGCCTGTCATTGAGCAGCAGTTCCCTGAAATACAGGAACCGATGGTCAGCCGTGCGCCTCGTTTCGAACCTCCGGCAGCGATGCCTGAACCTCGTTTCGAGCCGCCTGTCGCAATGCCAGCCCCGCGCTTTGAGCAGGCACCTGCTGTTGAGCCATCTATTCCAGAAGGATTTCGTTTAGGACATCTTGGAAATTTAAAGCCTATAGTGTCTAGACCTGCGGAAAGTGCATCACCGTTTCCGCAATTTGAACCACCTGCTGTAATGCCACAGCCTAGTTTCGAGCCGCCCCCGATGGCAATGCCTGAGCCGCGATTTGAGTCGCCGCGAGCAGAGATGCCAGAGCCGCGATTCCAGCCGCCTGTGGCAATGCCTCCGCAAGTTGCCGTTCCGCCCGTTTCTCTTGAGCAGTATCCGGATATTGACCCTGAGATCCTTCAGCGTCTCGCGATGATTGAAGAGATGTCTGGTGTTTCTCCTCAAGCGCCTGCTGCGGAGTTCGCTATGAGCGACGAAGACTTCAGTCGGTTCGCTGAGGGCGGCATGACGCCGATGGCGGAAGATATGGGAGGATCAGAAAATGATCTGATCTCCATGACCATTTCGGCTATTCGCGGGGAGGCGGAGAACGCTGATCAGATTATCCGTGCGTTCGTTGAACAATACGGACCTGAGATCTTCATGCAACTTCGCGATCAGATTCTTCAGGAGATCGTTCCGGGCGCACAGACCGAAGGGATGATCGAAGGCGAAGGCGGCGGTCAGGATGATCTTGTTGAAGGAATGATTGGGACGCAGCGCCCTGTAGCGGTATCTCCGGGTGAATACATCATCCCGGCGGATGCAGTCGCTCTCGCAGGCGGTGGGTACTCAGGTGATGGAGCCAAGTTCTTCGATGGACTTGTCGATGACATCCGAAAGAAAACCATGGGGACCACGGAACAAGTCCGCCCCTACCGTAGGAGTGCTTAACCATGAGTAGCGGTGGCGGGTTCAGCGGCGGCGGAGGCGGATACTCTGGCGGATTCGGTCCACCGATGGGTGGGTTTGGTGGTGGGTTTGGTGGAGGGTTTGGTCCACCTATGGGCGGAT